GAAACATTTAAGTTCAAAGTTGTGTTGTTCCATACAGCGGTTACTGCAGTACCTGTTACAGCTGAGAACTGACCTTTAGAATAGTCATACAAACCTGGTGGGTCTAATGCTGGTTCGTTACCCTCATAAAATCTATCATAAAGGTCTCTTCCTGCATTATAATCGTAACCATTGTTTGGGTCTGTTGGACCGTTTGGTGCTCCTACTGGTGCACGGTGAATACCGTTATCAGCAGTGCTTTCATCCGTATAATTCTGAATGTTAGGTACAAAGTAGAACAATTTACCAATTGGTAAGTTCATTGCTTGTACTGATACAATATCGTTAGCTAACAATTTAGAGAAAACTCTTCTAACGATAGGGAAAACCACAGTTTCAAACGCACCTGTATCAGATGTCGTTGCTGCTTCGTTGATTAAGTAACTTGCTTGGTTTTCATAAAGCTGAGCTACGTTTTCTTTCAAGTGACCTTTAAGACCCTCAAGGAATCCTAATTTGTCCCACTTGCTGATTGTGTCTTCTTTGATAACTTTAAGGTGCTTAAGACCGATGTTACCAACAAGACCTGATTCTAATAATGCTCCCATTTTGAGTATTTTTAGTTTTTGTTTATTTTTATTTTATCTTACTCATCAAATCTTTCATTCTCATAAACTGAGGATTTTCGTAAGTTTTTGATTCAATAAGATTGATTGCTGAACCTGAAGTCACAGTTGTATTCAACTTGTTTTCTACAGACTCAGTAATCGATTTACTTTCTCCTTGAGATAATTCTTCTTTGATTGACTTATAAAGACCTTTCGACTCTTTCAAAGTCTCAACAGAATCAAATCTTCTTAGGATGTTAATTTTTTCCTTTTTAGTAGTTGAGTGTTCAGTGAACAATCTTGTTGCGTAAGCTAAGTTTGAATTAAAAATAGCCACTTCATTTAATTTTTCTCTGAATAAATTAAGAGCCTTTCTGTACTCCTCATTCTTTTCTCTCAACATACTTACTTCCGCCTCGAGGGATTCTACTTTAACTCCATTGTCTGTATACACATAGTTTCTATTGTTGGAAATTGCTTTTCTGTAACCTCTTCCTTCTTTAGAACCCATAGCGTATGTTCTTGCAGCTTCTTTTGTTTCAGTTTTTTCATAGTCCTTGTAGTGACCTTTTACGTCACCAGCTTTCTTTTCAACACCGTCAACTTTTTTACGCTTGAACTCGTGCTTTTTAGAACCATATCCCTCTTTAGTTTCAGCCTTTACGATTTTGGATTTACCTTCCATATTAGCACCTTTCTTGTATTCGAATTTAGCTTTACCAGTTCCCATAGTAGCATTACCCTGCTTCATATCTTCTTTGAATCCACCTTTACCAGATGACTTGTAAGAAAATTTAGGACCTTTACCAATTCCAACACCTTTAGGTTTAATCGCTTTCTTGTGGTTGTACGCTTCGTCTAAATTGTCATCTTCATCAGATTTCTCATCTAGCATTGATTCGTCCTCTTCATCAGATTCCATCATTTCATCTTCATCAGATTCCATCATTTCATCTTCATCAGATTCCATCATTTCATCTTCATCAGATTCCATCATTTCATCTTCATCAGATTCCATCATTTCATCTTCATCAGATTCCTCATCCAAAGTAATTTCATACATTACTTCCTCACCTTCCATTTCAGGTTCCATTTCAGTTTCCATGTCAGTTTCCATATCTGTTTCCATGTCTTCATCAGAATCCTTGAACAAATCAGCAACAATTGCATCCAAGTCAGAATTTTCTTCCTCATTAACCTTAGATTTTGTTTTTGATTCACCGAGTTTAATAATGTACTCATTATCTGAGTCATTGTCAGTGAGTTGAATTTCCTCATCGTCTTTTGTTACGATAATTCCATCCTCTTCACTCATAGCTTTGAAAACCTTTAAGATTTCCTCATCAGACGCTCCAGTCAAATCGATTGGAGTTTCATCAGAATCCATGTCAAGTTCCATTTCCATTTCACCCTCCATGTCATCAACTTCTGCATCCATTTCAATGTCCATCTCTTCTTCATCAGAAGCGGGCATTTCCATTTCAGCGTCAACGTCAACCTCCTCTTGTTCAGAAAGAGATTCTTTTACTAATTGGTTGATTTCTTCCTTCATCGTTGAAGCAAGTATTCCTTTTGCATTTTCGGCGATAGCCTCTTCAACATTTTTCATTTGAATGAGCGCCTCTTCTACTAGATTTTTATTTTCTTGCATAGCAATAATTATTGATTTAACTAATAAATATTGTTAATTATAAAAAAAGTTAAAAAATTATGGAATTTATTATACTGCTGAGAAAAAACTTGAAACCTGTCTTGTCATAAAATCTATTTGCCAACCCATTTCTTTTCTCATGTCTATAACAGCTTGAATTTGTCTCCAGTCATCATCAAAAATTATTACGGTATCAACACTACTTCCCTCAATCAAACTAAATTGTAATCTCCAACTTACTGTAGCCATGGCAGATTTTACATCCATGGTAGATGTTACAAGATTTGAACCGATAATTTGAAAACCTTGTTTTTCCAAATAATTGATACCTGAAGAAAAAGTATTACATTCGACTACGGCGAGAAGGTTGCCCTCCCTCGAATCTTTATAGGAAACAGAAATATACATAAAAAGTAAATTTGACAATAAATAGTTATAAAAACTAAAAAGTGGCCCTAAGACCACTTTTATTTTTCAATTACTTCATCAATTTTACTTTCAGAGACTGAAGTTATCCTCCAATCATATGAAAATGATTCGTACCTTTTGGTTACTTTAGCTTCTACATCAGTAACCGAAAAACCTTTTACTAATTTTTCTTCTCTGATTTTTTTTATTTTACCTGTGGTATCATCAGGAAGTTCATACTGAATTTTTGCTACAAAATACTTTTCGTCCATAAATTTATTTTCCCAAAAAATCGTTAAGTTTTTTCATTAAATCAATAGATTTATTCATTGGACCTTCAAGTTTTGCAACTTTTTCTTCCTCTAAATTTTCTTCGTATTGACCCCTCTCATTTACATCAGAAAATAAATAAGCACCGGGTGTTGACGGTGAAGAAACTAAATCAAAACAAATTAATTCAAAGTCATCTTGAACTTCGTTTCTTTCACCAACTTTTTTTAATGACCCAACACCTCTCGATGAAACTCCCATAGTTACTCCTTGTCTCATTAAATTTGCTGCAACATCTCCTTTACAAGATACTACACCTGTTTCGTGGAAACCCGGACTTGTAAGAAGTTTCAATTTACCCATCAATATGTTTTTATCCCACCATATGTCAGTTATTAAATGAGATACTCTATCTAAGTCAATAAGAGACGATTCAGGGTGATTTAGTTCTGATGTAGATAGTCCTTTTTGAATAATTTTTTTATATCTATCCGCTTCTCTTTTTAATATTTTTTCAGGATAAAATCTTCCGTTTCTATTTGGTGTGTCATACTTTTGAAGTACAGCATAGAATTCAAAAGGACTTTTATAATCTAATTTTTTTGCTTGTTCCAACAATGGTAAATTCAATGAGTCATTTGGATTTATAAAACCCGCGTCCATCTCTATAAGAATTCCGTGACCAAGTTCATTTGCCTCTAATATACGAAGTTGTTTCATCCTTTGTTTTCAGATAAATATACAAGATTGAATTGTTAATTATTTTTTTGACTTAGAAAAAGTAAAATATTTGTTTTTTTCGATATTGTTAATGTAGATAGATTTAATAATTTGTTTGATTTCAAATTTGATTTTTTCAGATTTAAAATCTAATTGTTCGTTTGAAAACAAATTAACTTCAAGATTAAAAAAAGATTTTTTACCTATTGAAATACCACTAACACGTAAGTCTAAATCGACTATAGTTTTTGGAAGAAATATTTCAGATTTATTGGAATTTAAAATCGAATGTTTGATTTCTCTGTTCAGATTACCAACAACTCTACCCCAATTTTCCATTTCATTTTTGGGTGTGACCCAAGATTGAATGTTTATAAAAACAGATTTCAAATTTTTAGAATCTACCGTTCCATACATTGATTTTATTGGGTTGAATAGATTTAGTTTTACACTTTTTCCTTTTTTCATTTTTGTTCATATTACTATGTTTATTTTTGTTAAAAATAAGAGTAAGTTGTTTCATTGTCAAAAATGAAAACAATTAGTATATTTATTTTAGAATTATGTTAATTATAGAAGTAAAAAATAATGACAACTTAGAGAAGTCTTTAAAAATTCTCAAAAACAAAGTCATCAAAACAAAACAAAATCAAATTCTAAACGAAAGAAAAGAATTTGAAAAGAAATCTGTAAAGTCAAGGAAAAAAATTCTCAAAGCAATTTACGTTCAGAAAAAAAGGAACGGATTATAACCCGTTTTTCAAAGAAATTAATTTCACGTAATTAATCTGAGTGAATTCTTCTTTTTGTAGTTTTTCAATAGTCTCAGAGATTTTGGATTTGATTTCACCCTCTTCAGACTCAGTGAACAAAGTTTTCAATTTGTCAATTGTGCCTTCTTTCAAGGTAGAGTAATCTTTTTCCATATTTTCTTTATCTCCCTTGATTACATCAATGAATATTTTTTTACTCTCTGAGTCCATGTCTTTGATATAGTTTTCGAGAGTTAAATTAGCAATTTTAACCATTGAACTAACAGGAATTTTTATTCCCTCAGTAATCTTTTTTGGTTCACTCATCAGAACATTCAAAATATTTTTTCTTGATTGAATTCTTTCTTTCAAATTCAATTTGTTTGTGTAAACCAATGTATCAATGTCCGAATAAAGATTGTTTTCTGATTTTTTTGTTGATGAAGGCATCTTTACCGATGGAAGAATTTTTTCAATCAAATTCAACCCCTCATTCAAATAATTTTCGGCATCAACTTGATTTAAACCTTGAGGTTGAGAAAGTTGGTCGTATACTGAATAAAGTTTTGAAACTTGTTTATTATTCAAAACATTTTCTTTGAATTCTCTGAGAGTTTTTTTGAACTCTTTTTCGTTTTTATACGAATCCAATAAGTTTGACTCAATTGTTGATTTTACTAGGCCGAAAGTCATTGTGTGATTTATTTGTAAATAAATATTAGGAGTTCAATAACTTGTCTAGTTCTTCAGAAATTTTTCCTAAAGATTCTTGTGCACCACCAAGTTCAATGATTTGTTTACCTTCAATCAAATCATTTTCAATCAAAATATTCATATCTTTGTTCTTTGACTCAGGTGTTACTGCCGCTTCAGCTGGTGCTGGTTCTTCGGGTGCTGTTGGTGCTTCAGCTGGTAAAGTTTCCTCTCCACCAGCACTTGGTAATCCACCCAATACTTCCTCACCTCCTGGTGTCGTGGAAGCCTCACTCGATTTTGTTCCACCAGTTGAGGAACCGTAAAGTTTGTCAATATTGTCGAATACCCCTGTCTTAGTTATTACGGTAGGAGTTGCCTTTAATTCTTCTCCGACCGCTCTTTCAATTCTTTGTTGTTGTAAATCGAGTTTTACCTCATCATCAGACCAACCAAAAATGTGTTTTTTAGCCCAAGTAGAAGATGTTGCCTGGATTCCGTTTCCTGGGTCTGCAACCAAGTCTTTATATAATAGAACTTTTTCTTTCCAAACATCGATTTTCAACAGGTCCGCCTGTGTTGAAGGGTTTGTTAAACCTAAAGTAAAATTATCAAGTTCGTCCTCAAAACCCAAAAGGAATAAATGAATAATTGCAATCTTATTCATTTCCTGTAACATACTCCTTTGAATTCTGTTGATAGTTCGTGCGAAACGAATATCTTGTAATGATAAATTTTTACCA